CCACCGATACTGTTTTATACCAAGCCGAAACAGCCGATACCGCAGGGAGCGGCACAGACGCTGAGGCTACGGTTCAAGATACTGTTGGAGACTTTTTGAAGTGTACAATACCGGTAACTTCTTACCCGGTGAACTTTAATGGCGTTACTCTACAAATCGGTCAAGCGGCCGACGATGTACTAGCCGTTGCCTATACCAATGGAGTTTTATTGATTTCGCTGGCAGATACCACCGCAGCAAATAACAATGTAGCTGTCATACAGGCCGCAGTTCGTGCCCTAGGCACGGTTGAGGGGCTTGACTGGTCAGAGGCTACATTTGCCGGAACAGATTGGGACGCAAAGCAAACGGGAGCAACACTAACAACCGCGACGGATAATTTCCAAGGCGGTGTAAATAAAGCCAATATGGGCGTTAAATATGCTCCTGCTGGATTATCTATTAACCCTGTTGATTTGTCAAAATCAAATCAGTCCATAGGTGTACTTTTAAGAGGCTCCGTAAGCGAAGCAAATATGCCACAATATGTGGACGCTACAATTAAGGCTTTACTACCGTTAATTCGTTTTGAATAACCCTATAAATTAGATAAAAATGGAAAGAAGTTTAATTAAAGAGGTTAACAAAAAGAATATGACGGCTCGGTTTACAAGTAAAACCATTAACCCGGTTTACTTCCCGAATTTCTTTGGCGTAAAGCCTGTTTCCTCATTAAAGTGGGAAACTCTCCAAGCTGAGAGAGGAGTACCAGTAATGGCAGATGTAATTGCGTATGACGCAACTGCCCCTATTAAAACCCGTGAGATTGTAAATAAAATGAGTGGCGACATTCCTAAAATTGCAATTAAACGAGGTATGAATGAAAGCGATTGGAACGAATATACCAGGCTGCGTGATTATGTTAGCGGTAGCGCCGATTTAAAGGCAGTACTCGACCACGTGTTTGAGGATTTCGATTTTTGTTATAATGGTGTTCGTGCCCGTGTTGAATGGCTGTCGATGCAAGCCGCCTCAAAAGCGGAAGTTTCATTGTCTAAAACCAATAACGCAGGTGTTGTTACCGAAAGCAAAATTGACTATCAAGTTCCTAGTGATAATAAAACGGGTGTAACAACAAACTGGTCAGATTCGGCAACCGCGACTCCCTTGGCTAACATTGAGGCCAAGGTAGCAGCCGCAAGAGCAAATGGCCGTATCATCCGATACGTAACCATGACACTCAGCGATTTTAATAACCTGAAGAAAACTACGGAGGTGATTAACGCTATTAAAGCCTGGGTAAATACCCGAGGCGCTTTAGTTGTAACTCACGCAGTAATTAACGATTATTTGTCGGCTAATTTGCTTCCAAAAATTGTAATTGTTGACCCAGCCGTAAGGTTCGAGAATAAGGACAATGTCCGAAGTATTGTTTCCCCATGGGAAAGCAACCGGATATTATTCAGCCAGGATATTATTGTTGGAACCATCCAGCATGGTCCTATTGCAGCTGAAGGCTCTGCCGAGGTGAAAAAGATTGCCACCATGGCCAAAAGGGACTTTACCCTTATGACCAAGTGGGGAACTCACGAACCGTTTACGGAGTGGACTAAAGGTGAAGCCAATGTCTTCCCGGCGTTGAACGACCCTGAAAGTTTATACTATTTGGATGTTGCTCACACAGGTTGGGGAGCCGACTTATAATATTTAACTGTCATCATGTCAACAGTTAATGAAATCATAAGAGAATATCCCGCGCTTGGCGACATTGGTGACGGTATGCTGTCAAAAGCTGTGGCAGACCGCGATTTAAGTGGGGATGCCTCTTATGTTTCAACTCTAAAACAAAAAACCGAGTTGGTAGCCGCAGATTTAATGATGCACGTTGCTACATCGCCGGAGTTTAAGGAAGGAGACTTATCGATAAAGCATAAACCTGCAGAGCTAAAAGCTTTTGCAAAGCTGATTTACGATGAGTACGACGACCCGAAAGCCGATACGGTATTTGCACAACCAACGGTTAAAAACGCTTCAAGCCAATGGTAAAACGCTACCCACATACTTTTAATTATTACCCCGCTTCGGGGAGTACTGAGGGTGGTGAGTATTTACCTGGCGTAGAAGCTGACCCCGTTCCTTTTAAAGGTCGGGCAGTTTTTAAACCACAAGTTGTGAAAAATGCTGATGGAAGTATGAGCGAGATACAGGGAAAAATCCATTGTAAACCGCTTGATGCTGAAATAAAAAAAGGTGATACCGTAAAACTCGGTGAACGTTCTTTAAAAGTTTTTCAAATCAGAAAAGACCAATTAGCATGGGTTCTTTGGGTGGAGTAAAAATAGTCAATTTGGCTCAGGCACTTAGCTCAATCGATAATTTTGTTGACAACGTTGACAATGCCGTGCTAGAGGGCTTTAAATATGTGGGCGAAACTTTTATTAGGCAAGCTCGCTTAAAACGTGAATTTGAGGATGACACGGGAAACCTGCTGTCATCCATCGGCTATATTATTGGAAAAGACGGTAAAGAAATGTTTGAAGCTGTTAATGGCGCCGGTGAATACATTCAAGAGCACGAAGGAAGAGCGGAGGGTTTAAGGCTTGCAAGGGCTGTTCTGAAGGAAAACTCAAATGGATGGGTGTTGATAGGCGTTGCGGGAATGGAGTACGGGATTTATGTTGAGGCCAGGGGCATTAATGTAATTTCATTTAGTGTTCCAGGCGCGCAAAAGCTAATACAGGAAATATTAAACTCTTTAAAATAGTGGGGGGCGAGAGTCCTTGAAAAGAATGAACAAATCAGGAATAGATATAATTGACCGTGCTTACTTCTTTTTAGTAGCTGCCGGTATTGCCGATTTAATAACTGGCAACATCCACAAGGGGAATTATAATCCTGACCCGAAAGGTTCAATTGAGGAAGAGTTTATTGCTATTAATACCTTGCCATTTAGAGCGTACGATGTTGTACATGAGGGATGGGTAAATATTAACCTATTTATAAGTGACAAAGACGGGAATACCGATTTGTCACGATTTAGAAAATTAAACCCTGCAATTCAAATTGCAATAGCCGGGTATCAGTCGAAAAAGGGCACGTTATCACAAAAATCAAGAGACAAAGCCGGGGCTTACACAACCAACGAGGTTGATTTAACCGGAGAGTATTTATTTCTTAAAATACGTGATGTACACGGACCTTATCACGATAGCGGGCAAGAGGTATTTCGCAACCATTCAATAATGAATTTCAGGGTAAAATGTTTAATCGAAAAAATTGAATCATGATTATATTCAAAGAAATTGACAAGTTAGAAATTGGCGCTATGGGAGATAACGGCGCTATGGGAGCTATCCTAACCGATTATAAATCGAAGTTAGGCAGGGGTGGGCTTACGTTCGAGGGAACTCTCCCCGGTCTTATCGAGGAGAAGCTTGACGGGAATGATGTTCCTGTTGTGGCTATACCCGCGCCCGGAGAATCCTCCTATTGCACCGGAATTTTAAAAAAGTATTCGCTTGACGATATCGCGACCTTTGAAGGAGGCGAAGTGGTAACGGGTACATACTCTGCGCCTACAAGCAGGGTAGCACTTTTTTATTCAGTAAAAATCACGGGTAAATCCGTTGACGGTACATACGGAGTAATGAACATGCCTAAATGCCTGGTTGTTGGGAAACGTTTTGGTAACCCCAACTCAGATGCAGAGGGAATGCTCGGGCTGGCTTTTGGTATCAAAGAAATGATGCCGGTTAACGCGTCAGGCGTTCCCCTGCCATCCCACACATTTGTTGAAACAGACGTAGATTAATTAACGGGGCTTAACCCGCCCCTTTTTTTTATTTTCATGGTAGATAATCAAGAGATTGATGCTATTTTGCAAAAAGTTAAGCCCATTGAGCTTACCGAAGAAAAACCTAATTTACTTCAAAAAATTGGGCTGCAAAAAGGCAAATATATAATTGCGAATAAACCGTTTCCGTACGGTATATTTTTAAAAATTCAGCTCGAGTACTCGAAGCTGAAAAATTGTAATGCGAATACTATTAAAGGGCTGGCCGATTCTGTTTTAGAAAATGCCGAAATTGTAAACCGGATATTATGTTTTGGCTTCGGCGAGGACCCGGATACTATTAAAGGGAAAGTACTGCTAAAGCATGTTGAAAGGAATTTACCTCACACCGAGGTTTATAATACGCTTACATTTATTTTTAAGCAGGCTCACCCCGGAAATTTTACGATCGCTACCAACTTAGCCCATCTGAGTCTGGTAGCGGAGAAATCAGAAGCCACGCAAAAATAATAGGGCTCGCACTTCGCAACACCAATCTTACCTATCACGAAATAATGTGGGAAATCAGCTATTTGGCGCTGATGGCCATACTATTATCCAGCCGATATATATCGGAGAGCGAAAAAGAGACCGAGGAGCAAAAAGCCCTCAAAGAAATTGGAAACATGTTAGGAGGTAAATAATGGGATTTTCAGGAGGAATACAAGGGTTGCATTTTGTAAATTCAATGAGTAACGCCGGGCTTCGCACCGGAGCAACTCAGGCGAAAGGTATTGTTGGAGGTTTGGGAAAATCGATTAGCAGCATGGCGGTTTTTGCCCCACTTGCCATTGGGGGTGCCATTTTCGCGAAACTTTCAGCCGATGCATACTCCTTTTCGAAGGACTATGAAATGGCCATGAAGGAAGTTCAAACCATTTCCACAGCGGCGCAGGAAAATTTCAAAGGTATTTCAAAAGACATTATAGAGCTTTCTAAAGGTGGTCCTGATGGAGCTGTAGAATTAGCAAAAGCATTT